TTCAGAGAACCCGCTTACTACTACCCTACCCTGAAGCTCTCGAATCACTCTCACCGTCGCAAAGTTATTGAATTTATCGATGTCAGGGCTCTTCGCATTAAAGGGATAATCGCCTATGTCTAACGCACGGCGGATAGAACCGCGCGAACTGGCTCGGCGAAAGATCGTTGCGGGGTCCATTCCATTCCGCATGATCTTGTCCCCCTCGAACACAAATCGTGTCAACTGCCTATGCCTTGGGTCTGCTGCACATACTTCCAGCTGGCCTATGGCGCGCACCGAATCCATTTCCGCACTCCAAATGCGTGGATCCTTATACCTCTCGTAACCAAACAGGCCCGACGCCGTACGGTACGGCGTATGTGCACCTCTGGTAAAACCCGAGTCACTTACGTAATCAAGGGAGTGCCATTGCTGGCAGAAGTGCAATGAACGCGCGTCCACATACTGTTTTTCAACACTAGCCGACAAACCGATTTCAGTCGCCACCTTGGCTAATTCTTCCAGATCAACGTTCTGTTCGAACAAGGCCACATAATCATCTCCCATGACCATGCAATCCTCGACCTGTGTCCTTAGCCTGAATGCAATATAGTGGAGAGCGAGCAGGTTCACAATACTGTCCACCAAATTGGTGAGACCGTGACCACTAGGCATTCCACCATTCCTACCTCCCAGTACATCGTAGGGCACCACGATACCGACGGTTGCCCGTGCTTCACCGAGTAGGCGGATACGTGCGTGGGCACTGGATGCAAACCACTCAACCAGCACGTCATCAGCTAAACGCATCAGAGCGGCAGGGAGCGACTTGTCGAACCCAGTCCAGTCTCCGGATAGTACCTGCCGGTGGCCAGCCTTCCTCAGAATCCGAGTTGCCTCTTCATCAATCGCTTGTTGACTGACCCAGGCGGAGAACCCCGGGACGCTGCGTAACGCCAACAGACAAGGACCCTGAATCGTTAGACTCAGTATTGTGTCTATGTGATCGCTTCCCCAGACATCCCTTTGCTTAGGAGGTCCTGCTAACCCATTCGGTTGTCCCCGCCAATACCAGATAAATGGGTACCAATCCTCAACTGATTTGGCTGATTTCGCCCTTTCGAGATAGTATCCTGCGTACTCTTTATCCCGAGTAACCCAGGGTAAACCCAGGTTTCCGTCCGGCAGGACACTAAAGGCCGTGTCTAAGCTAGCAGCTCGTAATGATCGTCTTCCCACCAAAGCCGCCACCCTATGGAAGGCATACTCCACTGCCTCCTCATCCGGATTCCAGGTCTGTTGCCAGTAGCCTGAAAGACTGTCCCTTCTCTCATCTGAAGGCAGCATGATTGAGTAAGGGCCTATCTTCTCCTTTTCGTGGTGGTCGATCTCAGTGTATTTCTCGAACCGGGTGTAGCCGACGACTCGTTCAAGCTCTTTGATGAGCTCTCCCCGCGGCCGCGCTTCGAATAGAGGAGTTCGAAGATCTTGGCTAATACCGGTATGCATACGATCAAGAAGGAACTCAAGTCGCTTAGCAGCTTGATGATCAAGCCCGGAGATAAGCCGTTGGAGTTTCTCATCGTACATGCAGCCCTTCCTTCGCACTTTTCAGACTCACGCGCTCATTAAGAGGAGGAGCGCTGCTGGGTCTGCGAAGTATTTCTTCGATTCTTACCACGCCCTTTTCTCCTTCGCTTTTTCTTTCTCCCTGGTGATGAGGTTGGACCAACGCCTGCGGATATGATTCCCGGATTACCACCGCCGACAACGATGACGGAGGCAGGTTCACCACTCCCACCGTCACCACCATCGCCACCACCACCACAAAATAAACCTTGTGCACCACCACGCCCGATCTGACCAACCATCGCCATGAACGCCTTCTGCCACGTGTCATCCACAGGGGGAGGTGGTGGGGGTGGAGGAGGAGGCGGAGGCGGCGGCGGCTTGATCACAT